ATCATAAATTGCGGGCCAATGGGCATCTTTATGATCTGAGCCGTCGCGCCAATCTGACAGCGGCATATAATTATCAATGCCGACAAAATTTATATTTTCATCCGACCAAAGCGGATCAAGGTGAAATAAAAGGTCGCCGCTGTCATCTTTTGGATGATAACCAAAGTATTCCGACCAATCCGCCGCATATCCGATCTGACAGTCAGGTCCCAAAAGCGACCGCACCTCAGCTGCGAGGCTTTTAAGAGCCACAACCGCTGGAAAAATATTATTGGCACCACGTATCTGGGTAAGACTGCGCATCTCCGATCCGATGCAAAACGCAGAGACACCACCGGCTAATTTGCACAGAGCCGCATTGTGCAATATGAACCGTCGATACTTCCATTCATCTGGACCAGTATAGCACACCTCCCCACCAGCAACCTCAAAATGCTCCGCCCGACTTGTCCCGAAGAATTGCGCCACCTCATTCTCTGCCTGGACCGTCTTATCCGGCGTACCGGTTTTTCCCGGTGCCCGCGACAGAGTGATCCGGCCTCGCCAAGGTAATTTTGATTGATGCTTGCGGCCAGACCAGGGGTCGACCAATCCATTATCAGCCGCTTGATCCATTAAGATAAACGGATAGAACATTACCGCCTGTCTACGGGTTTTAAGATCCGCGATAGCGCTTAATACTGCAGCGTCAGCCGGTGTTCCCCCATATGTCGGGCGACCATTTTCAAATGGGACTACCTTGGCATCTGCACGATTCAACCCAGACACACGCCAGGGCATGGTCTTTGCCTCATACCATTTCTGCTCGACCTTGGGTTGTATTTCACACATCCCACAGCGCAGATCATTACCAAACCAGCTGACCACCAGCGACACTGCCTTGCAACCAGGCAATTCCACATTCAACATCTCCATTGACGTGGCAAAATCGGTCTTCCCGGACAAGGAGTTCGCGTTTAGGTTGATACCTTTTCCCAACCCCAAATCATAATGGATGGGCTTAGTGGCCAGACTGTATTCCCCTGTTCCCGGCATCAAAGCCACGCCGCGCACAACCTGAGAAACCGCTGGAAGTTGCGCCCTTGCTTCTGCGGTGGCGGGGCGTGTAATTTCGAAACTGAATTGTGGCAGCCGGTTGCCAAACTTCTCTAACGGCAGGTTTTCCAAAACCACATAGGCGGTGCCCCGAAAAGCCGGCACTTGACCCGCCCCCTCAATCGCCTCGAGAGTCGGGTCGGGAAGCTGCTCGCGATCGCCGGAATAGACCCGAAGATTGAGGTCGTTCAAATTAACCTCCGCGCCATCTGCCCATATGCGATGAACCCCTGATATTTCGCCCTCGCACAAACCCAGCGCAACTGAAACCGAATAGCTATAGCTTCGGTGTGTCGTAGCTGGCGAAGATGGTGCGCCTTTTCCACCGCCTCCACCACCGCTTTGGGTCACCGTGCTGGTTTCGCGAAAGGCACTGGCCCAAATCAGATGCCCCGGCATTCGAATGCGGCCATACAAGGTGGCAATTGCGTCCCCCTCCCCCGAGCCATTAATCCGCAACTGGCTAGGGCGCCCGGTTTCAACGGCATCTGACCCATTCCCCATAAGACGCTGGTCAAGTTTTCGACCTACCATTGCGCCTGCAAAACGGCCAACCACCGTCATCGAAAGACCCAAGGCCGAGCCACCCAAGGAACTTCCGACCGTTGCACCTACTGCTGACAGAACAAGAGTTGCCATTCTACATCCTTTCCGGGAATGAGAACCGCGCGACAATACGACGTTGCCAGGGCGCGCATAAGGCGCTTTCCACAACACCATGGCCCGAGTAGGCATGAATAAACCCTGGCCGGTTTGTCTCAGAAGTCGCGATGCCTAAATGTTTGGCCACGGCTCCATCGCGCATCCGAAACAATAACACGTCCCCGTCAGCGCCAGTACCCATATCTCGCTCAACCAATACAGCCCGAGCTGCCGCCCAGAGGTCTTCGCGACCCTGCGGCTCAGACCAGTCTTGGCTGTAAGCCGGAATGGAAAACGGTTCAGCCCCAATTACCTCACGCCAGACTCCACGCAACAGACCCAGACAATCTGCTCCCACGCCACATTTAGATGCCTGATGCAAATAGGGTGTTCCCAGCCAGCGTCGCGCCTCGGCCACCACTGACAGACCAATTGAGCTCATCTCCGACTCCCCCCATCTAGGCGCCCGGCTTTAGACGGATGTTGCATGCCATAATCTTCACTCAGAAGATCTGGAAACCCTTGAAAATTTATCACGTTGTCAAATTTCAACCGGCAGGACGAAAACCGTTTGTCACAGCCTGCCACCAGACGGATATAATCTTCTGTCGCAACAGCTATAGGCAATGGTTCCGCCAATTCGATAACGCGGGAAGAACCTTTCACATAATCACGTTTGATCGCGCCACTAAGTCCCTTTGCCGCGCCAGAGGTGATCTCAAGGTGCCCTGAACAAAACCAATTAGGTTCGAAACTCTGTGACATGCTAAAAAAGAAAATACGCTGTGTTTCTATATTTTCTGCCGTGCCCTGAAAAAAATACCCAGGGGTAAACATGTTAAACCTGCATGACGTATCTCCCAGAACCGCCGAACACGGCTTTTGATAAACCCGTCCGATAGGTTGGTTTAAGACGTCACTCAACCCACGTATTTCCGCTTGAAAAGCCCCCCCTGCGCTACGCATGCCGCCAATATGGCCGCGAAACATCACCACCCGTTGTGTTACATCTGCCCAGTTCACCCGCCAGGCGACCACTTCAGCGTGGTCGTAACGCCCGGCATTAATATCTTCAGTGGTAATCGAGGTGTCATGCAAGGCACCTAAAGCATCGGTATTATCGACCGATAAGCCCGTACTACGCTGCAGCGCCAACGCCGACATACCGCTGTCGGCACGAAAAGTCTTATTGTCAAAGCTGAGCGGTTGGTCGTGATCGGTAAACCCCATAAACACGCCATCCCGACGCGTAACTTCCCAAACGTTGCACAGCGTTGTGAGCCCCCCCAGCAGATGGGTTTTTAAATTAGCCGATACTCCCATCATAGGCGCACCTCAATGACGGGCACATGTGGAACAGTACCAGCCTGAAAACTCTCGAAACTGGTCTTTATCCCATCAGTGTCAAAGCGCACCGGGACGTCAAATTCAAACCCCGCGGTGATCTCTGTGCCCTCTGCCGGAGCGTGGTCAAATAAAAGCCGTCCACCAACAAAATCAACTTCAAAATGCAACCCTTCCTGTAACGGGTCGCCCCCTAGGGCCACCTTTACCGAACCCGGCACTGGTTTTTTAATGGGACGGGTATAACGCGCCTGTCCCGAGTGGTAAGTCTTGGAAAGAGGCCAGGCTTTTGTTACCCCGTCTCCAAGGCCCAAAGCCTGATCCCTCAAATCTATGTCATTGCTAGGTTTTGACGATTTAAAGTCAGCCCAATCTTTCCAACGAAATGCATAGAGCTGGCCCCTGCGTGCCTCAAAAAAAGCCAGCAACACGGCGATATCGTCCAGAGAGCGCATTCCCACACCGGCATCATAGCGACGACGGGAATGCGCCCATGCAGTATTTCGCTCTTCATATCCGTTTGCCAGAGTGACTATATCGGTGTGCCTTTCTGGCCCACCAGCCGAGCCAAAGCTTAGTCCAGCAGGAAATTGGATGTCATGAAAATCCATATGATTGCCTCATGTTAACGATTGCGTTGACCTCGACTGAGCGTCTGACTTAAGCGGGCAGCAATCTGGCTTTCCGAACGCTGGAAACCGGCCACATCCGGAGTGGAAATATTCATCACAACACTGACGTGTGACATCGAATTACTGCGCACACCCAATTTGCCATCTGCGCCACGGGCCAAAGGCATAATCGCCTCGGGACCTGCCTCACCCATTAATCCCTGCCCCCCGCGCATTGGAAACAGTGTCGGTCCAGAAACGATACCACCAGAGGCAAACGGCATTACCCGGCCCTGGGAAAACCCAGCCCCATCGGCAAAGGGCAGTACCGACGAAAATGCAGTGCCTAACCCACCTGCCAGTAATCCGCCAAGATGGTTTGATAAGGGTTTTACCGCTGCGTTAAAGGCAGTATCGATCAGAGCTTGACCCACTACATGCAAGCTGTCCCGCAATTTATAACCGTCAAATGCCAATCCATTGATCGCCTTGCGAACCCCGGCGCTCAACGAAGTTTCAAGTGCAGAGGCATTGCGTTCAGTCGCCCCGAAGGCTTGCGTCAAACGGTTTAGTTCGCTCCCAAAACCCGCAGTCATTTTGGTAACCGTCGTCAACGACCCGTCTAGCGTTTCCAGATCACTGTCTAGTTCACCAATACCCTGAAAATCACTCATTTTTAACCTCCTCTCTCTGGTCGGGGTACTTTTCAACCAATTCGACCAACCGTCTGCGATCCAGCGGTGCAAATGTTTTGCTTTGCCCCATCAAAAGCTGAAATTCATAGGGAGTCATTTGCCAGAACGCCTCCGGGCTTAGCCCCATTCTCCCTAAGCCAGCGCTTAGTAAAGAAGGCCAATTAAACACCTGCGTCACGACGCGGGATCAATCGGTGAAAACGCCACTACCAAGAGCTGCGCCGCGGCTTGACTAGCAGCCATAAGGCCGCCGCCAATCTCAGACGTTAACAAATTTTCGGCCTGCCCGCTCCAACCACCACCGCGCAAGCCCGCAACTGTAAGTGCCAAGACATCGCGACCAGTAAAATCACCTGTCTCAAAGCGTTTGACCAAATCAACCAGCGAGCCACTTTGCAAAGTGGTTTCTAGTTCGGCTAATGCGCCCAACGTCAACTTCATGATTTGCGGCTGGCCATCTAACACCAGCGTCACCTCACCGCGCCAAGGATTCACCATGTTCAATCAGCCGCAAATACAAGGGCGCCTGCAGAGGCCAGGGATATTTCATAAGTTGCCTCACTGTTATGATTGCCAGCATAATCAATCGCGGTCACCTGAAACGGTCCTTGCACGGTACCAAAATCGGGAATTATGACCTGAAATTGAGGTGTCGACGCATCAAAAAAGATCTGTCGGGCACGTTCATCAGTGTTTGCATCCTTAAACACGCCAGACCCTGATATCGCAGCGCTTTTAACGCCCGACCCAGCCAGTAACTCGCGCCATCCGCCCTCACTCTCTAGGCTGGTAATATCAACCGTCTCGGCGTTGAAACTAATCCGCGTCGCCCGCAATCCGGCAAGGGTTTGAAACGCATTCCCACCACTGAGGTCTACCTTGATCAGCAGGTCTTTTCCATTCTGCGCGCTCATATTGTATTCTCCTTCAAGAGCAAAGATTTCTGTTCAATCAAAGCGCGAAACTTGAGATTTATGCGTCGGCCGCCTCCTGAGCTTTGACGCTTGGAAACTGCACCGTGAAAATTCAACGCAACTAAATGACCCTCGGCGAGGGACAGCGGTTTCATTTGCAAGGCCTTGCACACGGAAGACGCCACAGTTTTGGCCGATTGAAAGCCGGACGATGAGGTGATCACAGAAAGGTCAAACTCATGGACTGCCGCAAAACTGGTCATATCGGACCGGTCCCGCACCGTCTCTGTCCCAAAAATAACATATAAAATTGGTAATTCACCTGGTGGCAAAGCGTCATATACATGACCTCCTGTGAGTTTGGCCACGTCCGAATTTGCTTCAAGACAAGCCAAAACAGCCTGCTGTAAACTTGCAGAAAATAAGCTCATACCACGACCTCCTCAGACCCCAAACAGATTAAGTACCGCCCCTCCGAGTCATATTCGGTTACCGCATTAATGTGAAAATACTGGTTGGCATCCCGAAACCTCTGACCAGGCTTTGGACGATTGGACGCATTATAAGGAGCAGCCCGCACGATAATCTGCACGCGCATCTGCGACAGGGAACCGGCTTGTCCTGTTACCTCTCGACCCGACTGGCCTTGCATAGCGGCCCACAGCGTGCCGAGAGCGTACCACCGCGTCACAAATCCGCCACCACCATCCGGAGCCGTATGCGCAGTCTCAAGAGTGAAACGGCGCGTCAATCGAATTTGTTCACGACCGCTCACGACCGCCCTCCCGCGCCAAGACGCATTGGCCTGTAGCGCTCAAGCAGACTGGTCACCCCAAATGGCATACAACCCGACGTTAAAGTGACCTCGTGACGATACTCATAAAAATGTGCAGCCAGCAAAAAGGTGGCCTGCGCCAGATCTGATGGAATCTGAGACCAAGACTCTCCATAGCCGGCCCTGAACGCAACTTCGGCCGCGCCATCTCGTGGAATAGGCGGCAAATCGCCTTGAACTGCATACAATCTGGTGTTGTGTAATCCAGCCTCAATCCGGTATGATTCCATTGGCAGCAACCGCCGGACACCAGAACAATCTACAAGATACAAACTTTCCA